CAAGTTTATTAGGGATGATGTCCGTGGCGTTGTTCTCTGCTCGAGAGCCTGAGCCTGTGACACGAGTTTCACCTGTCTTGAACGCAATACCAGCTTCACGGATAGCTCTAGTTAAATTATGAGCCATACCAGCGTACTGATTGGTTACATGAGATAGAGCGCCCTTCTCAAATGAGACAGCTTTACCTGCACCCTCAATCAGCGGGTTAATAGCAGTCATAATACCTGCGGTCGCTAGGTTGATCTCCATTGTCTTAGGGCCTGAGAGGAGACCAGCTGACGTTCTGTATTCGTTGATACCTTCAAATATCTGACGGATACCCTCAGCTTTCTCTTTGGTGTAAGCTCTCTTAGCAAGCTCTTGACCGTCAGAACCCTTGAGAATCTCATCCACGATCTCTTCAGCGTCACGGATGTTAATACCCATCTTTCTCAGACGGGTAATCTGGTCGAGCATGAAGGTCTGCTTTGTGACCTTCGCTCGTTTCTTCTCAATGGTTTTCTCTAGGGGGGCATCAGTTAAGTTAAGGTTTGCCGCCAGCTTCTCAGAGAACTTTGACGGTTTAGCTTGGCGAGACTGTAGGATAGAGCCTGACAGGGAGCCAAGCTCAGCGTCAAACTGAGTGAGTTCAAGCCACCTAGCTAGGTTGGCGTCATACTCATCAGTGAGTGCTAGGACAACCTCCATGTCTTTCTCAGCGAGTGCCTTGTCCATAGCTTGCTTGAGAGCCTTACGGTGGAGATCAACAGCATCCACAGCGATCTTAGAGGCAAAGTTAAGTGCACCTAAGTCTTTCACAGGGACGTTCTCGTTGATCATATCAACAAGGTTCTGGACGTTCTCACCAGAGTTCATCTTTTCGATGATCTGCTGGGCAAACTCTCTGGCTTTAGGGAGGAGTTCTTCTCGAGTTGAACCAAAGGACACATAAGTAGCGTCATTGTCAAACGAGTCAAAAGTCTCACGGAGGGAAGACATGAACAACGTGTCGTTCATCCCTTTGTTAGTCCCTCTGGACTCCCACATCTCAGCTGCTGCTTCATTAGCTGCTGTACGTGCATCCACGAGATACTCTGGGACACCTTCCATACTAGCGCTTCTAGCGCCAGCTGCGGCTGACTCAATGGTAGCATCGAGTTCCTCGGGGGTAACCACGAGACGCTGGTCAGCTGCTGGGGTTACTTCCTCAACAGTCTCCTCAATGACTTCTCTGGTTTTGGACAGAGTTGTCTCTTCCTCAACCTTAATCTGAGCCTCTTTGACTTTAACCTGAGCTTCTTTAAGTGCTTGTTCAGCTACCTTCTTAACCTGAGCCTTCTCAGCCTCAGAGATGGGCTTATCAAGGAAAGCCTTCTTGCCTAACTTCAACGCTGCCATCACTGCGTCAGCGACAACACCGATACCTGCACCCTCTAGTGCACGTTTGGCTCTACGCTCCCAGTCACCATCATCTTCAGAGACGAGCCACTCTTTGAAGCCTTGGGTATCAATACCGAACTCTTCGAGTGCCTCAACGACAAGAGGATCATCAGGGTCAAACGCAAAGGCATCTGAGAAGGCACCTCGTGCCATAGCGACAGCAAACTTAGAGCCCTTGAAGGCACCATTGAGTGCCTTGAGAGGGGCAGCTAGAGCGTACCCCCCGAAAAACTGAGAGGCACCCTCAACGAACTTACCCGGAGCAGTCTCAGCGGTACCAGTAAGGTCTCGCGCTGCGTCACCTGCGTTGAAGAAGTCACTGTCCAAGAAGTCAGGCTTGATATCGAAATACTCAAGGCCACCCTCAACTGCCTCCTCAAGGCTCTGTGCGGTTTCATCAAGAAACCCAGCGAGACCTCTAGGTACAGCTAGGGCTGTATCAACAGCGTAGTCACCCCAAGTGACCCTGTTAGCTTTAGCAGCACCGACACCGTAAGTGTCGTCAAACATCTGCCTGAACTTTTCATCGTCAGGGTTCTCTCGGAGGTAATCAATGTGGCGCTGAGGGGGGCCATCAACCATCTCTTGGGCGCGTACCGCTGCGTTGCTCCCTTGGAGTGACTTAGAGAGTACCCCTGGGGCTAATGTACGCAGGTTCTCGTCAGAACGGATTTCCTCAAGCTGCTCCCAAGTAGGCTTGCCTGAGTCTTCTTCTTTAGGTGTAACTTGAGGTTCCATTAACGTACCCTACTGTTGTTTATTAGCTTCAATGAGCTTGTCCAATTCGGACTTACCGCCGCCGCCGCCGCTTGTGGGTTCACCTGAAGCTGGTTGTTGTGGTTGCTGACCGCTAACCTGCGCGGCAGAGTTGATCTTATTGTTGTACTCATCCGTGATCGTCTTGATGGCACCCTCCAACTCATCCCTGAACTCTTTGTCCCTTATGTTAAAGGGCTGTCCTTTTTCACGGGCTTTAGTGATGTGGTCCACTAAGATGCGATCTTTGCTGCGATTCCACAGTCGAAGAGCTTTTGAACGCTCACGAGACTCTAGTGAAGGGTCATTGAGGTTCATTAGTGTAGTGGCGAGTGTTCCCTTGGGATCAAGAAAGCTCTCTTTAAGTTCTAGGTCGTAGTCCTTAACGATAGCGTGATCGAGATAGGGGAGCTTCATGTTAGTCTCTTCAATGAAGTCACCTGCCTCAGCTGCAACGCCGGGCCGCTGGAAGTACCCATTCTCAAGATGCTGGTTGTACAAAGCTCGCGCTCCGCTCACATCACCAATAGCAACCATGTCAGCTACTTCAGACTTAAACTTAGTCAGGCGATCTTGCTCAATGGTTTTATCCAGAGTGATTACGTTCTGACCTTGAGATTCAAACAGAGGCTTCAACTTCTCGAATGCCTCAGGGTCTAGAGAAATACTCTGATTAACTAACTGAGCGCCTTCAGGTGTACGTAAGAAGTTAGGGTCCTGAAGTGTCCCCTGAAGAATCTGCCTGTTAGTCTGGAAGGTGTTCTCGACCCGCTCATTGCGTTGTCTTGTGAGACGCGAATTGATTGCGCTGAGAACTGACTGCTTATCACTTTCGAGACGAGCGTTGATCTCAGCGTTGCGTTCGTTTCGAGGGAACGAGTTCAGGAGATCAATTGGGTCTGTATCACCTTTCCCGCCCTCATTAGCTAAACGAACAGCTTCTTGAAGGTATGCGTCGTACGCAGCCTTTCGGGCTTTCTTAGGGTCCATCCCCTTAACATTCACTGCCTCTTGAATTACGTTAGATGTTTCATTCACAAGAGTAGCGTGAGGAGATTTAGAGCCTTTGAATACTCCCGTACCCGCTTTGTAAGACTCGAACAGGTTGTTCGTTTCTTTAGAGAGCAGGTCAAGCGTCTCGCGCTCGAGAGTCCCTCGCATGTTCTTCACATGGATAGAGTTTAGGTTCTGTTGGAGACCGGGGAGTGATTCCATTAAGCCAGCACGAGTGTACTGATCGTTAATCTGCATTCCCTGCATTACTTCAGAGAGGTTATCTCTGTACCACGCTTGGTATTCCTCAGGTCTCGTAGAGTTCTGAATACCAGAGGACTCATACCGCTTGGTCATCTCTTGTTGGATATCGAGTGCCTTAGAGCGCCCCTCTCCTACCCTGAAGCCTTGCATCCAGAAGGTAGACTGATCAGGAGGTATTTCACCTTTGCGGATACGAGTACCATCTTTAAGGATACCCGTGGTTCTCGCTGCGATACCAGCTTCAATCTCTTCCTTCTTATACTGCTCCACCAATGGCTTAGCTGTTTTCAAAGCTACACCAAGGGAATTAGCTAGAGACTCTGCGCGTTTAGCGCCTGATAAATTAGGGGCTACCCTCTGGAACGTATCAAATGTACGTGCCTGAGATGCAGCCGGTGCGATTGTACGTTGAGCCATTTAACCACCCATTCCTTTCGGGTAAGATAGGCGAAGTCCGTCACCCACGCCTTTTGCACTTGGAGCGCCGCCAATCTTCAGTGATGATAAGTCGCCGCCGCCAGCTGTGTAACCCTGCGCGGCCCCCATGACAGTCCCTACGACACCCTCGAGTGCGCTAGGACCTGAAACGAATGGTGTAGCTGCGATGCGGGCGTTACCCTGATCAGTCGCTGCGTTTACACCAGCTGTGAAATCAAGACGGGTATTCTCTTGTGCATCTTTAGTCCGGTACACGTTACGTGCACCCTTCTGAGCCTCAGCGGCGATCATAGCGTCTACAGACGCACCATCGACACCAGAGGTGCCACCGATAACCTCAGCAGCTGCCATAGCTGCGCGTTTTTCTAAGGTAGCATCAAAGCCTTCTTCAACATTTACTCGAGACTCCTCTACGAACTTGCGGGTCTCTTGAGTGTGTTGGTTAATAGTGGTCTGCCGGGCGATATCGTGAGTAGCTGCAGCTGCGTCATTAGTGGCATCAGCTTCAGCTACAGCTGCTTGGTGAGACATGGCCGCACTAGCTGCGCCTAAGATCGTCATACCGATAGTAACTGGTTCACACATTTAGGTGTTTCCTCATAATAATGAACTCATAGAAATACTCTCCGTTTACACCTCGAGGTGTCTTAGAGAGGAAGATTGCCCCGCACCAGCGGAGCCACCTATGGTGAAGTTCGTTGTCTGCGAATGTGTAGTTCCACAAAGCGTCCTTTCCAGACACTTTATGTACCTCCTCAATGGCACTCCTACAGTTCCTTAAGAATGTCATTGGGTACTTTTCGATCTCTTTGGTGCCTAGCATCCAGATGGAAGCTATAGGAGCATCATTCCAGTCAGCCCCAAAGATGCCGACAGGTCTACCGCGCTCAGGCTCGAGTAGCGTCCTAACGTACAGGGAAGATGCACCTGTAGTTATCGCCTCGAGGGGCGTCTTACCCGCTGCCTCAACCTCCCTTACATCTTGGTCGCGTAAGTTTGAAGCAAGGTATGGGATATCCGAGGAGTAGACCTGCCGAAGATAGTTCATACTTAGAGTCTCCGAGTGTATGGTGTGTACATGGCTTCCCATTCCACAGCAGAGAAGTTTGAGGGGAAGGGTTTGTCGTTAGTAACCTTCACGTTGATCCTCAGGTTCTCACCGGGAATAGCCACACGGAACTCACCGTCCTCTGTGTTGACATCGCCAAGTATGTTGTTGCTTGAACCGAAAACATTACCTGTGAACTCTGATGTGTACGTAGTGCCGTTCGTGTCCGTAAACTCGACATTGAAGTACGCAGTGTTCTGATAGAGGAACGACAGGTAGCGCATCTGTAGACGCCCATCCTGAACTGTCTGCTCTCCATCACGGAGGTAAATCGGATTTAGTTCGTATTCAAACGTGTAGGGTACACCTATGTAGTAGTTCTCTGATGTGAGATCGACACCAACGAACGTCGCTGTGTTCCCTGAAGTGGATGATGGCTCAATGATGACGCCAGCATCGTAGTTAGGACTTCCAGTTCTAGTCACCAACTGGACAGTCTCAGAGCCTTGTAGTTCGTAAGGCAGTGTGATTACCGTATCAGAACCCACCAGTGCAGGTGTAGACACGGTTTCATTGGTTTTCCTATCAAGGAGAATACCAACATTATCAAACTCAGCTACAAGAGACCCTTGGAAGTTGATGATCTCAAGGTAAACACCTTCAGTCTTCTTAACGATAAGATAGAGGTCGTTATCTTGGAACTCACCACCGAAGAACTCTGTGTCCTCCGACCACTCCCAGAGTGTCCACGCGCTCTGAACTTTACCTTCGTTGCCCCAATAGTATTTGTAGATGTAGATACCGTTAGGGTCACCCGAGGTGAAGAACGCGACAGCCTCTTCGTTGGTTGAGGTCGTCATCGAAGTTACACCGCTGGGGAGTAACTTAGGGACCTGAACTGTGATGTTAGCTGCCTCACCTACACCCTCGTTGTTGGAGATGTAGTATTCTCTGACAGAGGCGTAGTTGTATGTGTCTGCGTCATCTACAAACACAACATTAGAACCTACGAGCTTTGGCTCTACTACTGTTGAGGTTTTGTACTGAGACGCGATGACCATCTGAACATCACGAGGAGATAGTATCTCAGAATCTGTCAGTTTGAATTGGGTCTTATCAGAGAACAAGAGAAGGTTCTCGTTGAATGGGACCCCGTGGTACATGTTGGAAACCCGGATGTTCGTCGAGGCGACATCAATGGGCTCACTGTCCAGCAGCTGAACTAGGGACTGCCTGTAGAAGGTCTCAAACTCACCCACTTTAGACATCACTACGTTTTCATCCGTCAGGAGAACCATACGGTTCTTGTAGACGAATAAGCTCTGTAGAGTTTGGTTTACAAACGTAGGGTCAGGGGCGCTTTCAGAGTCACCAGCTACCCGCCCAGGCCATGTGGTCTTCTGGAAGGTCCACGTTCCTGCTCCACCATCAACAAGGATGTGGGGCATTGTGGTGTCGGTAAGTTGAATGTTCTCTCCGTAGCCGAACGTCTCTACCCACACGCCGTCATTAAACACTACGTAGTAATCGTCTCCTACCTCCTCTACGTCACCTTGGACGCGCACTAGGCGTCCCTCAGCGTCGTAAGGGGGAAGATCAGAGAATTTACTTACAGTGTCCTTGAAGGCGCGGGTACCTGCATCGCCAAAGCCATCTTTAGCCCTGACAACATCTCCAGTTCCTAGACCTGTGATTGATACGGTAGAGGAGATAGCCACTGCCGTGTAACCAGCGCCACTCAGTGTGGTAGCTAGGTTAGACGCGATGGTGTCAGTGCCCTCAACGCTAGTGTTACTAGTCAGGAAGTTTGCGACCAACGAGTTGTTGATGTACACGGAGTAGTTTTTGTTGGCTACTGCCTGTTTGATGTAGATTGAGGCTGTGGTCTCAGGGTTCAACCTAGAGCCATCCTCAGCTACAGATGTAGTGGTCACTGTCTTTGTTTTGTTGAGGACGAACACCGTGTCGGCAATCGTCAGGCAACGGAAGTCTTTCTCAGGTTCAGATGCGGTCAGGTAGGATTTACCATCAGGGAAGTTAACAGTCTCCTCAGTGCCGTCTGAATTGAAAACTTTAAGATCACCATTAGTGATCGTTACGATATCTGTTCCTTTACCAATCCTGTTGAAGATATGGGTCTTCATTCCGTCTGCTGGGGGAGAGGTGTACAACTTCGCTACATAAGAGGATGGAGGACGTTTCTGTAGACCGTTCACTACACTAGGGTAGGCATTCTTAAGGTCTTTAGCGGAGTTGACTGTGCGAAGCGACGGGGCCTGCTGTGAGATACCGCCGATAAGGTTGGGGATTGAGTCTGATACTAGAGGCATCAAGACCTCCAGTGGATAAAGGAGCGTCTATCAAGAGAGCGGGCCATCGACAAGGAGTCTGTCCCGACGTTGCGCCGAGCATTGGCATTCTCGTCTTGTCTAAGGATGGCAAGTGACTTCGATTCGTCGTCTCTGTTTTGAGCAGAAATAGATTGAGTACCTAGCTTACGCTCTTGGAAGATACGCGAAGCTAGTAGTGTAATGTAACGTCGAGCGGTCTCTGGGAGTACCTCAAAGTCCAACTCATAGATAATCTCAAGCTCAACATTCGATGTGAACGTGAACGTATTCTCGAAATCAGTGGCGTTGTAAAGTCTACCGTCACGGTAGGTGTACGCTTTACCTGTATCGTTGCCAGATGAGCGAACACTCAAGGTGTTACTAGGGAGGGCGATCTCGCTGTCACCATTAGGAGACAAACGTACTCTCTCAGTATTCCAAAAGTAACCTCTGGATTGAACTTGGCGTGAAGCCTCACGGAGTACGATCTGTGCCGTGGAAGCGTCGAGACCTAAGGTTCCCGTGAGTGTGTTCACAGGGTTTTCACCTATGTTCGTCAGCATGACGTTCACAGCATTAAGCTCAGAGGTTGGATTGAGGGTTTCAGCCATAAAAGAATCTCCAAAGAAGAAAAAGAGAGGAACCCGGAGGTCCCTCTCAATTTCAAAAGTGATTAGGCAGTGCCTTCACCGCCGTACAAGCACTCAGGGCGCAGAACACCATGACCGCAAGCCATACGGGTCACCATGAGGGTGCCCTGGCGTTCGATCTGGTAGTCGCTCTCAGAGGCGAGGTCCATCAGGTGGACAGAGCCGAGAGCCTGCTTCTGCATCGCGAGGAAGCTGTAGGCCGAGGCGTCAACCGTGTAGTCGGTCGTGCCAGAACCACCCTGCGAGCCCGGAAGGGTAGCAACGCCGTGGTTCAGCGCCATGTTGTTCGTCGGGACGATTTCCATACCAGCAACACGGAAGATGTTACCGGCAGCTTTCGAGCCTTCGCCACCGAAGTCACGGTCCAAGAACGAACCGTCTTTGATGAGGTCCCAGTAAACCGTCGGCGTCACGAAGACGTAGCGGTCCATCTGCGGGATGTTAGCGCCATCAAAGTATTTGGCGGCGTTGTAGATGCCGTCGATGATCGTCGAGATCGTCGGGGTAGCACCGAGAGCTTCACGCTGGGCAGCACCCTGTTCAGTGACCGCACCGGACGTACCGGCTTCAACAGCCTTGAGCGCAATGGCGAACAGGTGCTGGTCGTAGGTCTGAGCGAGAACATCACCCATCTGGACGGTGTACTCTGCGCGAACTTCGTAGTGACGCTTGGCGTCTTCGTAGTTCGACATGAACACGTCAGAGACGAGCAGGTCATCAATCGTGATGACTTTCTCACCGTGGTTGACCGACTGACCGAGGATGACTTCACCCGGAGTGTGGTAACCTGCGTCCATCTTGCCGATGGCGGGGAACTGTGCCGATGAGCCGCTAGAGATGTTACGGATGCGCTGACGCTCTTTCAGAACGGTTTTCTTGTTGAAAGATGCCAGAACTTCGCCCGACCAGACCTTCAGAAAGAGGCTGTCGGAATCGCCCGGGCCTGCCGGGACACCAGCGTTGGTGCTAGAAAAAGTACGAGCCATAATAATGGTTCCTTAATGTATGAAGATGATTTGTTTGTAGTGCAAATCACCCACAGACTTTAGGAACTCTTGGAAGTTATCCCCGAAGGGGCTTCTTAAAGTATCACTGTAGTCTCATGAGTATTGCGGAGTGATACCAGCTTAGGATGGGGAGCTACCCCATTGGGTTCCTAAGAAGGAATCCCAATAAAGCCCCCTCCCGGTAATACTCAGGTGGGAGGGGGCAAATCTCTGGGTTAACCCGTCAGAGCGCGGGAGATAGTTGATCACCTCTCTCTCGAATAATTAGACCCTCGATTACTTGTTACGGCCTCTGTTCTTAGAGGGCGATTGAATCCGAAGATTGCTAAGCGCATTATTCGTGGGGTTTCTATCAGCATGATCCACATCTTTATTTTTTAGAGCGGCCTCACCATGCTTTTTCACCATCTTGCGACGGGCTGCTTTACGCGCATCGTTTCGCTTACGTTGCTCAGGTTTGGAGTGGTAACGCCTGTATTCTTCTTTGTAGTCACGAGCCATGAGAGACTCTCCTTGGCTTACATGATGTCGGAACGTGCCAACTTCTGTTCGACCTTGGAGCGGAACGCTGGGTCATTGTGATACTTAGGATCGTTCATGTCAGCCAGTAGCTGCGACATGGATTCATAAGCAGCACCTGAAGTTGCCGCCGAGTTACCAGTGATCTGAGTTTCAGGCTCAACATCTGCCTCAGCTGCGTACCGGGCTTTAAGACCCTTAACTGCCAAGAGCATCTGATTGCGATCACCAGAGGTAACTGCTGAGTTGAACGTGTCGATCTCGCCTTCCTCGAAGGTGTCAGCTGCCCATTGAACCATCTCTTCATAGGTTTCCTGACCGCCTACCTCAGCGTACACTGAGTTAGTGATCTGGGCGCTAACCGCCTGCTGACCTTTGATGTACTGATCAACAAGTGATTTAGGAATGCCAGCATCCTCAAGGGACTTATAGGATGCCTCTGAGAGGCTACCCTTCTCAGCGAACTCGCTCGAGAGTGCATCAAAGTTCAAGCCTGCGTTGTTCACCACTTCCTCAGCGGTTTCACCCTCAGTCTCAACTTCTTCCTCTTTACCAGAGGACTTGGCTTTCTCTAGTTCACTGTAGCTTTTAGCGAGGGCTTCAACATTCACCTCGCCCTTCTCAGCGTCCCAGAACTTCTCAGGGATATGCTCAGGTCGCTCAGCGGCAACCGGGGCCTCCTCTTCGGTAGGTGCAGACGCATCTACCTCATTTCCGTTCTCATCGAGAATTCCTAGTTCCTGAGCGGATTCCTCAAGGGTAGGCCCGGAGGTTTCCTCTGCTGTATTGATTTCTACACGTTCAACCACGTTTATTCTGCTCCTTTGGTTGCAGCATCCACAGCGCCTTTAGCTGCTGGGCCTACTGCTTGCTTAACCATGTCCATCATCTGTGCATTCTGGGCTTCTTGTTGTGCCGCTTGTTGCTCCTGAGCGATCTGCTCAGCTGATTTCACAAGACCATCCATGTCGATGCCCAGAGATGTCCCACCACGTTTGATGAGGTCATCAATGTTCAACCGACTGATGCCTTGCTCACCGAGAGGCATAATGACCTCTTTGATGAACACTTGTATCTTAGTTAGATCGTGACCTCGACCAAGAGCCTCAAGCCCTGTGGTAATCTGAGGTTCGACAACACCTTTAGGTAACTTAGGTAGCCGCTTCTCTTTCTCCATGCGGTCCTCAGTGCGTTGCACGAGAGGTAGCTGGAGTTCCTGTGAGAAGTTCGCAAAGTTACCACCTAGTGCATCCTCAAGCTCCTGAGCCATCCGTCTGATTTCCTCAGCGGTGACACGTTCAGCCTGACGCTGGATAGCACTGTTTAACAGGAAGGCGAATGAGAGCCGCTGGATGGTCTCTTGGAGGACACTCTGTGCGACCTGCATGTCAGAACCCTTCAGTGTCTGGAGAACAGAAACGTCCTGTTCCATGCCAGTGATAACATCAAGGTTCTCAGATTCAGCCAAGTCTTTCTCATCAGTGACACCATTAGGGTTCACTAAGAACAGGACTTTAGAGGAAGCAGCTGCACCCTCAACGACTGCGCGAGAGAGACCCTCAGCAGTCACTAGGTCGCCTTTGTATTCCTCTACGTAGGACCTAGCCCAATCCTCACCGTCAATGAGAGACCAAGTAAGTGCCAAGAAGGGAGCGCGTTTAACATCCCAAGCACCTTCAGATTTAGGGACAATCATCCCATTGATCTCTTGGTATCCACGAAACTTCTTACCGTCTCGGTAATACTTGGTGAATAACTCAAAGACGTTCTCGCCGCCTTTACCGGACTCTGATGGAAGTGCGTCTTCATCGGAGTTCTTAGGTAGAATCTCCAGGATTTCTTCTGGAAGGGCATCCTTATGGATTTCTTCCTTAATGATAACCTCAAGTACATTGCCAGACGGACCGCGCTTGATGACGTATTTGTCCATAGTGAACAGACGCATTCCATCATCTTTGGGGAATGTAACCAGAGCGTTGCCGCAGACGATCAGCTGCTTGAAAGTCTCGTTTAGTTTTGGCCGCAGACTAGAAGACTCAATCTCAGTTTGTACTGCCCGTTCCCTGGTGTTCAACGCTTCTTCAACTTTAGCCCGTGCTGTAGGGTCTTGAGCTAATTCCTCTAAGGTGTAGTCATCAATAGAGTAGCGAAAGAAGGGAGTGTTCGGCGGGAACAACGAGAGCATAAGTTTAGCAGAGAGGTTGTTTACACCTCGAGCGCCTATGCTCTGGTAGGGAGTGTACAAGCGCGAGGCACCCGTGTGACCATTCTCAGGCATTAAAGCATGGATGGTAAGACGGGCGCATTCTCGAGCGCGATTGAGGTAAATCTCTCTGTCTGTAGCAAGTTTTTCATATCGTGACTTACACGTACCCTTGCTCATCATTTAGAGAATTTCCTTATGGTTAGGTAGGGATCGTCACACCAGTGGTGGGAGAATCACTGTTGATGGTCAAAGCTGAAGTGCGATACTTTTTAGTACCCTTCTTCTTGGCGGTGACATCTTCGTTAGCTTTCTGAATTGTCTTTGGGGCCTCTTGCTCTAACACTGCCGGGGGAGCCGGTGGCTCAGGGGCAGGCTGAGGGGCCGGGGGAGCTTTAGAACTTGTGCACATGAGGTTATCCTAAGGGGTTCTTTGTGTGTTCTTCGTGTAATGACCTCAGTTTCCTGATTACTTGTACATTCCCAATCTTCACGTAGATGTCTTCTACGGAGGAACCCTTATCTGGGCACTGATCTGGGAATATGGTCTCTAGGTACTCAAGTAACTCAAGTGTAACTATAGGTAACTTATGGGACTTATATTGTCTTTTTTTCATTGGGTTCATCCAGTATGAGGGGAAAATAAAGAACCTAAGGAAAACAAGGGGTTATGAACCCCCTGTTTAACCTTAAGATTCAACTATTTAGACGCCGCACGATCCACCGTGTCCGGTAATATCGCAGATATCATGCGTAGCCACGTGTTCCTCAAACTCTTCGCCAAGTTTATCAACAGCGTCACTGTAAGGGACACTAACCAGAGGCTGACCACCACGACTACCATCGGGGTAGCAAGTAAAGCCACGGAGACGATGAGCATAGCGGCTGAGGATATCTCCAAAGCCTTCAACAGTATCTTCATTGTTTTCCTTTGATCCCCACTGAGGGAGGTTAATCGTGGATGAGATAGACATATCCACGTAGTCTTGAACGTCAGCTTGGAACTTGATGCGTCTCTCAGGGTCACCTGCTAGGTCAATAGCAGACTCAATGTTCTCCGGGTTTACCCCGTAGTGATCAATGAGGTCCTGAGCGGCGCTGTCCACTACGTACTGGTAGTGCCATTTGCTCCCTGACTTTAGGTAGCGTCGTCGATAAGCGACTGCAAAGACAGGCTCAATACCTGTTGTTGTCCCAGCAAGGATGCCAATACTGCCCGTTGGCGCGATGGCGCGATTAGCCACAGGGCGGCTAACTGAGAGGTAATCTGCGTAACGTCGAGAAGTATCGTCGCTAACTCCTCGGTATACTGAGAGCCATTGGTGTAACTCTGGGGTGACTTCATACTTGTATCCTCTCTGGATTAGCCACTCATGGATACCCATGAGACCTAAGCCCAAACGTCGGTTCTTTTGACGGACTCGGTGCACCTTGTCATAAGGAAGGTCTGCTCGTAGCGTTCCGCACAGTAGGAACTTTGTAGCGAGGTCAGTGACTTCTTTAAGTTCTTGGAGGTTCTCAATTCGTCCAAGATTAAGGCTTCCAAGGTTGCATACGTCTGAGTCATCTTCGCTGGTGACCTCCGTACATGCGTTACGAAGGGTCTCGTTCTCCTTATCAAAGAAGTTGAATGAGAACCCCGGCTCACCTGTCATGAGTGCTTGGCGTACATTTGCCTTGAAGACATCACCGTGGTCTCCGGTCTCCCAGAGTTCCTGTAGCCACTCAGTGTCGTAGTTAACTGAGATGTTCGTCATGTCTAACGGAGCAGAGAAGTTGAAGTCATTCTCTTTGATATCTGAGAGGGAAGCGCCAGTGTCACCCACTGGCATGTTACTCCAGTTCTTAGCGTTCAAGAACTCGTCGATATCACCATGCTTCCAGTTCAGTGAAGCGTAAATTGCAGAGCGACGGGAGCCGCCTTGCATAACATTGCGCCCAATCTCGTTAATGAGCTTCATTGCAGGTACAGGGCCTGAGGAGTCTCCCCCAGTTCCACTTAGCTTGGAACCTGATTGGCGATACACAGAGTAATCAATCCCGATACCGCCGCCTGTCATCAGGCAGCTGGTAGCTTTCCAAGCTAGGTCTGCCCAGTCTTCTCGAGTGTCTTCCTCAGCGCGAAGTAGATAGCAGTTATTGAAGAATTTGTTGCGTCTACCAGCGTAGTAGATGTACCGACCACCGGGGACAAACTTAAGGTCCTCAATGAACTTAATCAGCTGCTCCTTTTCGCTGACTGTCATATCTGACCGGCATACGTCTTCTACTAGGACTTTAGCTAGGTCTGCCCATGTGGTGCAGTCTTGGTGTGAGTATTTATGATTGAAGATGTCCTCGCTGAACTTTGAGCGGAACATAGGGTTACGGTTTGACCGAAAGGTCATCAGCACCTCTTTGTGATTTTAAGGGGAGGGTTTAGTTGCAGAGAGCGTTGTAGCTCACTGGGAACAAAGCATGGAGGAACTCCGCGATTTGCTTAGCTACTTCTCGAGTTTCTCTCTGGGAGTGAGGGTCTAGACGGAGGTTTACAACACGAGCGAAAGCGTAGAGAGAGCCTGACCAGACCCACTCGCAAAACATTGATTGAGGTAGAACCATACGTGCCTGTTCGTGGCAGACGCCTTCATCTAACAATCGCTTATAAACTTCCGTAGCCACAGAATGAATGGGTAGATAACTTCCGGTAGTTCCTTCGTCATCATCGTTCCATTCCACAATAGGAATAGTATTTAAAG